GTATTAATGAAACATCGTGTGGTGAGTTAAACAATCTTAAAACAGATCTAGTACTAAAATCCATATCACTGTCTATAAATATCATTCTATCTGCATCAGAGTTCATAAAACCAGATGCACATAAATTTCTTCCTTGAGTTACTAAAGAAGATTTCATTAATTGAAATGTTACTTTAATTTTATTTAAGATACATTCTTTCTGTAAATCTAAACAAGCTTTAGCAAAATGAATAGATACTTCTGAGTGTACTGGTGTACAAACCATTAAATGATTATTTTTGTTTTCGCTTGACAGTAAGTGCTCCTTTTAAAAAATCAGTCCAAAATCGACCTATGGTTTTCCAATCATAATATCTTTGATAGTATTCTTGTTGAAATTTAAGACCCCAAGATAAATCATTTTTTAACATTTCTTTACATTGTAAAACACATTCCCCTAATTGAATTGCTAATTTAGCTTTATCAGATGTGTATGGAATATAAATAGGAAACTCAGCACATGTTTCTGGTATAGCACCGAGATCCGTGGTTATTAATAATTGACCCGCAGCTAATGATTCCATCGCTGATATACAAAACGTTTCTTCCCAAATACTAGGAAAACAATTTATATCATAATCTTTTAATTTACCTACTAACTGATCATGAGGACAATAACCCATGTAGTTTACATTTGGTAAGCTCTTAGCCTTTTCATAAAGTTTTTCATAGCCTTTATCGTTTTGGTTGTGAAAACTAGATCCATAAATAATTGTGCTTGAATAAACATCTAAGGTAATATCAGGATCTTTAATTGCTTCCATAGTAGCTAAAGCTACTTCTAAACCTCTCCAAGGTGTAGATATATAACACATTTTAACTTTTGGTTTTGGAGTAAAATCAGTTTTAAGTTTCAACTCATCGTAGTCAACAGCGTTTTTAATTACTGTAGATCTGTCTTCAGGAATTTTAAAAAAGTACCTGTACTTTTCAAATGTCCAATGAGAATTAAAAACATACCAGTCATACTTAGAATGGTTATCTTTGTTTTGAAACCAGCTTTGTAAGTTAGGTTGATCGTATGAATTTTTGATCCAGAGTATATTTGACTTTACTGGATCTAAGGGAATTTTTTCTGGAACAGATGTGGTTATTTGAACTGAATCGATTAAAGCTCGAGATACATGTTTTTTTAAATAATCGAACTGAATTTCAGTTCCGCCGTAGGGTTTCATTTCATGGTTTTACCAAAAACCTGTAAAGATGCAACTGTTATTTTTTGATTTATTTGTAAGTCTTCATTAACTGTATCTGTATTAGCATCTGCTACATCAGCATCAAATTCTTCTTTAGATGCATATTTCTTTTGAGTTCTTTTATTAATTACTTCCTCTTCAGCTTTAGCTGGAATAACAGGAACTTCTTCACCATTAATAATTATAGTTTTTTGTGTCATTGTTTACGTCCTTGCCGATTGTATTTTTTATAACATCTTTTCTTACTTTTGTTAAGACTCTTGGTGTGACGTCTAGGTCTCTTCCTAGGTTTTGGTCTTTCAACAAAGTCTTTAAATTTCCTAGCCATTTTCCTGCGATCTGTTTATGAGTGCATATGATATGACACCTTTAACCACACCTGCTGTATCTGCTTGAAATTTTAAACCATCACTTTCTTCCAATATTAAAACTTGTCCCGCAGCTTGATCCGTTTCATCTGCAGCCATATTTTTATGATAGAATTCATAATCAGTTGAAGCTGAGTTATCCCTTAAATACATTTCAACTAAATTATTACTATTATGTTCGTTAGTTACGGAAATACTTTTAACTAGTGCTCGTGATGATGCATCAATAGTAAGAACAGTAGTTAGGTTTGTAGTACTTAATAAGAAACCTTGATTTTTATATTTTATTGTCATGACATAAAGAAGTTAAATGCATCTTGTTCATTTTTCAAGTCTTGCTGATAAGATGTATTTAATTGATTCTCCACTGTTGATATTGCTTGGTTAATTTGTCTAAACCCTTCTGCTGAATATTCTTGTGGTGGTTCTGGTACGTATACGTTTATTTTAGCCATTATCTTCTCCCATCTGCGTTTAAGTCTGCTTTAAATGTACCAAACCTCCAAGTTTCATTAATATCAGTGTTTTGTATTTTTAAATTAGCCAATCTACCTCTTGCTCTTGTATCAATTTTTTCTGTACTTGAATTTATAGTAAAAGGCCCAAGTTGTGAAGAGGCACCAGTATTAATAGGGTAGTCTTTTAAAAATATAGTTACAACCGCATTCCCTTGTAAGTTTTTAAAGTCAGGTAAGAATCTACTTATTCTTATGAAATATTCACCTTCACCATCGACAGGTAAATCAAAATCTCCAGATTGGATGTAAGCCGCAATAGCTGATTCAGTTCCATCTAGAGCTATTTCATTATTACCAACCTCGTGTGCATAATATGTTGTTGAACCAAAAGTATTTGTAGCACCACTTATATTTGAAAATGTTGGTATAGCAGTAGAATCATATTCTGTTGCGTAAGGCACATCATATGTACTTGCATCTGCGTAAGAGCTTCTAGCAAGTGTCATTAATGACCAAGTATTTTCTACATAATTATAAACTACAGCCCTGTTGTTCTGAGTAGCTGGACTACCTGCAGGTGTACCCGCTGGATAGAACCATACAATTTCATTAAACAATGAGTTGTGTGAACCATATATAATTTCATTAGATGAATAGTTTATTCCCACATTTGATCCAGTGGTCGTGAATACAAAGTCTTCAACAAGTGACGGAAGTAATTTAACGGTACCATCAAAAACAAAGAAACCACCACCTGCTCCCATCCAAAATACTTTACCATCTGCATATACAGTTGCGTGTTGACCAATACATCCACAGTTAGAACCTACTTGTCTAATTGAGAAAGTAAATGGTGGTCCTACAAACTGCATAGTGTATGCTGCCTGATCAGTCAAAATTAAGTTATAGTCTTTACCTGAAACAGCAGCTACAATTTTATTTCCAGTATCCAACCTAAATGTTCCCGCTGTATTAACTGATGTTGGTTCATATACATTGTAATCCTCTTGGTCACTAAATCTTATGAACATCGGGTCTTGAGTAAGTGGGTTGCCAATAGTTGTTTCAGTTCCAAAATGAACAACATGCCTATCTCGGTCTGAAGTAATTGTTAATCTAGATGCAGTTGGAGCCCCTGCCATAATAGTTGCTCTTTGATCTAAAGGATTAGATGCACCTGGATTCCAAACAAAAGTTTTTCCATCTTTAATAGTAGCAATAAGTTGTTCTCCAAAATTATCTAATGACCAACTTCCTGGATCTAGAACTACTGTAGAAGTTGTTGTACCAGAACCCCAAGCTAATCTACTCCAGGCTCCTGTACCCCAACCATAACCATATGTTTGAATAGTCGGGCCAATCTCTTCATAAGGATTTATACTTGCAGATCCTGCTGCAGTCATTCCTGTACCAGATTCATTTGATTTCATTTCAATTGTAAAACTGTTTGCATCAGGTGTGCTTAAAATTTCAAAAGTATAGTCTTCAAAATCCGCTACAGTAAAACCTGTAGCTCCACCTCCTGGTAAAGTGACTGAGGTAAATGTTATATATTCACCTATATCTAATGCGTGACTTGTTTTATTTACAGTTACAGTGTTTGATCCATTAGTAGATGTAAAAGTTGCACCAGTTATTGCAGTTGCTAAAGGTGTTATATCATAAAATTTATCTTCATAATAAATATATAAAGCTTTAGAAGTACCAAGTGCAGCGTATCTTCTTCCCTCTAAATCTGTCCAAGTGTGTTGTGCACGAGTTGGTCCTGCAATTGTTTCTTGACCAATAGCAGTATAACCACCTATTTTTTCTGGTTGTCCGTATCTAAATCTAACAAAATCCCCGTCAATCCATTGACCTTCTGCTCCTGAAGGGGTATCAGCTTTATTAATCCCTGGGACTATATTTACATTTCTCAAAGGCATAAGCCATTTTACATCATTTTAGAGCTTCATCCAAGTCGAAGGGGAAGGTATATTATGTTCAGATTTAATACCCTCTTTCATAGTCAACATAATATCTCCTGAAATAGATAGTCTTGGTATATCTTTAGTATTCTTTCCAGTTTCATGAAACATCATAGATGGAAATATAATTACATTACCTGTCTCCGCAGGATACTCAGCTTTACCATAATTAGTATTATCCCATTTTGTAAAGTATGGATCTCTCTTTGGAATATTTAACCCTACCTTATGTGCATCATCATCAAGTAAAAAAAGATTACCTTGTTCATGAGCTTGTGGATAATATACAAAACTAAAATGACTACTCATATGCCTATGATAAGAAATAAATTGTTCTTTTATAGATAAGGTAGCCCAAGACTTTGTAATATATATTTCAAACAAATCTAAATTATATTTTTGTGCAGACAAACAACCCTGTATTACCTTAGATAGTTCAGTGTATAATTCTTTGAATCTTTTATCTTTGTGTAAATTATCATCAATAGATTGTAATTCTTTTGGCTTTACATCTGTCGTTGTTGAGTATTGAGAATTGGTAGGAGTAATATCTCTAAGTATAATAGGTACAATTTTTTTGTTTATGTCTTTAAAGTTATCTAACTTAGTTATGTATATAGGATAACCAAACCATTTAGATATATTTGCCATAAGGCACTATACTAATTTACTCGTAAGAATCTATACTTAATTTCTCCGTTACCACCTGCAAAAGCTGTTTCTCCTGTACTACCAATATTTTGTGCACCACCTCCACCACCGCCAGAACCTCTAGTACCAGCAGTTGCAGCAGGACCTCCTATTCCACATCCATTACCACCAGAAATATTTCCAGCATAAGAGTCAGCACCGTCAGAACCTGCAATTTGACAGTTATCTCCACCACAGTTTCCATTATTATCACCTGCTGCACCATTACCAGACTGATTAAATGTTCCAACAGGACCTGACGTATTTGTTGTTACTGCTTTTGTTACACCGTCTGAATCACGAAAATTTCCTGAGGTAATAACTGATCCACTTATAGTAGCACTACCCGCAGTTCCTGCAGTATTAGTTCTTAGCGGTCCTTGTACTCCACCACCTGTACCACTTGCTCCACCACCAGCACCTAAAGTAAATATTGATCCTGCAGTTGATCCAGATAAAGTTGTATTAGTTCCTGCACTTCCAATTTTTGGTTGACCAAAATTAGCTGTTTGGTTTCCTGGAGCACCACCGCTACCAATAGAATAAGTTATTGTTTCACCTTCAGTAACAGAAAATATTTTGTCAGATACATAAGCACCGGATCCACCACCAGCACCTGATGATTCTCCACCTGCCTTATCATAACTAACCCCACCTGCAGCACCACCTCCACCACCAACGGAAGCTTGAATATGAATTGCGTTAGCACCGTCAGGCACTGTAAATGTTCCTGAACCTGAACTTAATGTTGTGTAAGATGTTGCTGTAAAAGCTGCGAATACTAATTCCCAAGTACCTGATACTTTTGCATAAATCTCATCTGCTTCTTGCCAAACGCCTGATACTTTTCCGTATGCATTTTCTATCTCTTGGAATGTTCCTGATACTTTGCCGTAAGTATTAGCCATTATTAATTATACCCCAACGCTTCGTCTGTATTAATTTCATCAGGATCAGCTAAAATATCAATTCTTTTAACTTCAACGACATTACCTTTTTCATTTCTAAAAACTTGTTCAACATTTTTAATGTTTGAACTTGAGGTATAGTTTTCTTCTAAACTACTAATCTCATTAGTTGAGTAATAAAATTTATAAGTAGCCATTTAAAACCCTATGAATATTTAAACCAAATGTCTCCATCATTACCTCCTGAAGGAGAAGATGTACTTATTGTAAATTTTCTTTCAAGCTTGGCGGCAGTTACTGCATCGTTAACTAATTGTGTTGTATCAACAGCATCTGCGGCTACTTTTGCATTAGTCACTGCATCCGCTGCAATTTGATCTGTGTTAACTGCATCATTTGCTATTTTAGCATTCGTTACTGCATCATCGGCTATTGAGGTAGTCCCTATAGTTCCACCTAAAGTATTTAAAGCAACTTCAGTAACATTTGTTCCGTCAGAATAAGCAGCATGAATTTTACCCTCATCTAATTCAAAACCTGTTCCAGAAGTAGTTTTAAAAGTTAATGTATTTCCACTATGTGTTGTTCCATCTTTAAGAATATAAAATTTTTCAATAGAATCAGGTATGTTCACAGTTCTATTTCCAGATAATGTTCCTGTAAAATTAAGCACCATATTTCTTGCATTTGATATAGATGCATTTGACATTACTAGAGTTACGTCACTCGATGCAACATCGATTGCTTGATACCCTGCAATAGCTTGTTGAACAAGTTCTAAATTTGTATTTGTTTTAGTTCCCCATGTACCAGCATTTTCGCCGGTTGCCATAAGTTCTAGTTTAAGATCTGTAGAATATGTTGAAGCCATACCTTATTATATCCTCACTATGCCGCTATATCAACCTCAGCCCAATTATTAGAAACACCCTCATTTACTTCAGTCCATGTATTCGTGACATCTGGATCAACGTTTGACCACGCAGTAATTAAAGGGTTATTTAAAGCAACGGTTAACTGTTGTCCTGTTAAATCTACAGGAGTATTTAAATCTACTGTTACTGAGCCTTCGGCCGTGGTTAGTTCTTCACCTGTTACTGCCGCATCAATACTAACAGAAGATTCTGCGTCCCCAACTGCTGAAGTTAGTGTTTCACCTGTAACATCTACATTTGCATCTCCTGTTGCAATTTCATCACCAAGATTAGTAGTTAATTCTTCACCTGTAACATCGACATTAGCATCAGCGTTAATAGTGACAGTTTCAGTTGTTGAAATTAATTCTTCCCCTGTAACATCTACATTAGCGTTAGCGACAATAGATTCATCCCCTAATACAATAGTTAAATCTTCTCCTGTAACTGATGCATCTACATCAATCTTAATACCTACATCTGCAACAACGGAACTTAATTCTTCCCCCACAAGGTTTGCATCAGGATTCGCATCTAGATTACCAGAAGTTACTGTAAGCGGAGTTCCTGTAACCTGTACTGTCGGGTTTTGAATAGCGGTAATTGTGACGTTACCTGTAGTAGACGATATAGGTATACCTGTGACTGCAACGTTGGTATTTAATGAACCTTCTGCTGCAAAAGGTGCTTCGGAAAATGTTGTTATTCCAAAAGCCATTTATTAGGCTCCTGGTTTAGTTGGCCATGTGACTGAATTAACGTCTTCGACTGTAGTTAAACCGTTTGTAATGTCTCTTAAAGATTGTCTATAAGTTCTCATATCATCAGATAAAGTTTGATCTGATAAAGCATAATGATCTGTGTCTTGTAATAATTTATTTCTTTTGGCTCTTAAATCTTCCATAGCCATATCAAATTCTACTGCTGTGA